TTGATTGATTAGTGAATTGGTAAAAAGCACAAAGATTTCTAGCACGACCGAACTGGTTTAACTGCCCAGCTTAGTAATTATTTTTAAACAGAACCCACTCATTTAAGTGGGTTTTTTATTGCCCAAAATTCATAGCTCACTTTTGTGGGCTTTTTATTGCCTAGAGGAAAGTAAGATGGCACAAGAATCCCGTTTGGTCATTGTTATTGATTCGCAGAACGCGGAACGTAATGCGCGTAATTTAGGCAACGAACTCGATAGTATAGAAAGAAAAGGTGAGTTCGCATCTAAGTCCATGGATGGCTTGTCGGTAGCTACACGAACACTTGCAGGTTATATGGCTGGGTTAGTTACTGCGGGTGAAGCTGTTTCAAAAATGGATGCTTACACTGGACTTCAAAACCGTCTAAAGCTTGTTACTAAAAACCAAACTGAGCTAAATAAAGCAACTGAAGATACTTTTAATATTGCTCAAAAAACTTATTCAGCTTGGGATTCAGTTTTACAAGTTTACCAGCGCTTTAGTGACAATGCTAAAACCCTAAATCTCACAATGGATGACACTGCACGTTTGACTGAGACAGTCTCTAAGGCTGTTGCAATTAGTGGTGCAAGCGCGTCAGCAGCAGATGCTGCTTTAGTACAGTTCGGGCAGGCTTTGGCAAGTGGCACTTTGCGTGGCGAAGAATTAAATTCTGTCATGGAGCAAACACCAGCTTTAGCAAAAGCAATTGCGCAAGGTATGGGTATCACAGTTGGTGAATTGCGTTCTGTTGCTGCTGAAGGAAAAATTACTTCACAGGAGATCGTTAAAGCACTTAAAAATGTTCAGAATGATGTTGATGCATTATTTGCTAAAACAGATATCACTATTGGGCAGTCATTGACCCTTCTGAATAATCAAATTACAAAATTTGTAGGTGAAGCGGGCAAAGGATCGGGAGCAGCACAAACCTTAGCTGGTGGTATTCAGTTACTTGGCAATAATTTAAATGTCATCATTGATGGTGCAATAGTTGTTGGAATTGGCTTAATAACAAAATCTATCTTAACTAAAACAGTCGCCGTTCAAGCTAGTATCATCGCGTCTGCTCAACAAAGAGCAGCTAATTTTGCAGAGGCGCAATCTCAAGTACAGTTACTAGGTGTAGAAGCAATGCGAGCAAGACAATCTGCTGCATTGACTCTCACAGAGGTAGGTTTAGCTCGAGCAGAATATAATGCAGCATTGAGTGCAAATGCACGTGCAGCGGCAATTCAAAGACTAACCGCTGCTGAAATTGCCCATAATATAGCTGTGAAAGAAGCAACCATTGCTACAACAGCTTATTCGGTAGCTCAATCTCGATTAACTACAGTAGCCACTTTAGGTAGTAGAGCTTTAGGTCTGGTGGGTGGACCAATAGGTGCAATTACACTTGGAATTACGGCTTTAGCTGCTGGCTATATGTATTTCCAAGATAAAGCAGCAAAAGCAAATCAAAAACTTGAAGAACAGGCAAAAGTTGCGGAAAGAACAGATGAAGCTTTAAAAAAATTATCTGGGAATGACAAGACAAAAGCCGTTAATGATTTAACTACTGCATTCAAGGCTCAAAATGAAGCATTAGAAAAATCCTCGTTTGCGGTCGGTGCTGCTTTAATTGATATCGAAAACTATGTACGAGGGAATAAGGAAGTTGAAAAGATTTCCCAAGATGCAAGAACTGGAACAATCAGTTATTCGGAAGCCATTGAACGTTTAAATAAAATTAAACTGCCTACCGATCTGTATGAAAATCTTAAAACACAAGCAGCGCAATATGATGAGAATTCGTCCAAAGCTAGCTTATCTGCAGAAAAGCTAAAACTGTTTGGTGTTGAAGTTAGTCTTGCAGGTAACAAAGCACAAAATGCTGCAGTGCAAGTAAAAAGTAATACAGATGAATTGCATGGAAATGCAAACGCAGCCGATCGTGCGGCTAAAGCACAAAAAGGTTATTTCGATAGTCTTCGTACTGAAGTACTTAAATCGAATGAAGAACTAGCATTATTAAATCTTGGATACAGTGAAGAAGCTGTTAAAAAGATTCTTGAACTTCAAAAAGCAAAACAAGCTGTTGCCCCTCCTGGTACTACTGCAATTATCTCTAAAGAAGAAATGGATGTAGTCGCTCAAGCAGTAAAAACTTTAGACTTACTTAAAGACAAAAAGGATGAGCTAACAGCTGCAGAACGCAAACACACAAGTGAGCTAGAAAAACAGCAAAAGATTATGGCTGTTAATGCTAAAGTTCAGGCACTTTCTGCTAAGTATGATATTTCATCAAAGGCCGCTGCTGCCAATGTGCCGCAAGGTTTAATCGAAGGTATGATCATGCAGGAGAGCCGAGGGGATACGTATAGAAATGGAAAACTATTAACTTCTCCAGTTGGAGCGCAGGGGGTAGCTCAATTTATGCCTAAGACTGCAAAACAATATGGGGTTGATGTTAAAAGTGAAGAATCTAGTATTAATGGAATGATCAAATACGTCTCAGATCTTCTTAAAATGTTCAAGGGTAATGTCGAGAAGGCTGTAATGGCTTACAACGCGGGTCCTGAAAATGTCAGAACTGGCAAGGCAAATGGATTTAAGGAAACCAAAAAATACCTATCTAACGTTAAGTCATATGTGGCAGGGTTCAATGGGTACACTGCTGGCGACATTTCTTCCAACGACTTTGATAAGTTACTTCAAGATGCCACCAAAATGGCTCAAGACCAAGCTAAGTTACGCTTGCAGCTTGAAAATGAAGTTGCCAATCAAGTTACTAAGATCCGAAATGATCTTGCTAAAAAACTTGAAGATGTTGATAAAGCTAATTTTAGTCCTGAGCGTAAAGAGCAAATTAAGGCTGAACTACTGGCACGTGCAGATAATGATATTGCAATTGCAGAGCAAGCTACAAAGTCTAAGCTAGATTCTTACCGTGACTTTTTAAAAACAGAAGAACAACTTCTAACAGACAGTTTTGCAAAACGTCAGTTTGAAGCTGCTCATGATCTAGAATTAACAAAGGAACAAAGAAAAGCGGCAGTAGATCTACTTGCAAAACAACTGCAACAAGAATTAGCACTAATTCAGATAGCACGAGAGCAGCGTTTATTTCAGGCCAGACAGTTCTTGTATTCAGAAGTTGATGCCATTAAGGAAAGGTATCGTATTGAACGGGAACAGATTGCATTAACTACTAAGGATGAGGAAGAGCGACGGGAACGTCTATCTTTATCTAAGGCGCAAGAACGTCTAGAGATTCTAGATAAGGCTTTTCAATCTAGTAAAAATTGGGATCAGACTAAAGCTGATATGACGGGTAATAGTCAACAATACCAGCTAAACCAATCACGTACTGATCGGAGGGCTCAATCTTTAAATTTAGCAAATACTCAAATAGCTGCACTCGATATTCAAGCTGAAGACCCAAATGCAAACTTAGAAGAGATTGCAGCAAAAAGGGAGCAAATTTGGGCTGAGCATACAGAGCGTATGAAAGTAATTGAATCAACTTATCAGAACGACTCGTTAAATCTACAGTTATCACAAGCTCAAGCGGTGACAGGTGCATTTACAGGAATGTTTGGTGCAATTCTAGGAGAATCATCAACGGCTTATAAAACTTTATTTGCAACTCAAAAGGCCTTTGCTTTGGCTCAAGCTGGTATGAATGTTTGGAAAGCTGCATCTGATGCATATGCAAATGCCCAAGGTACCGTTTGGAACAAATTGGCTGAGGCTGCAATAGCAACAGCTAAATCAAGTAGTTTTATTACTTTAATCCAAGCTGCAACGCCACAAGGATTTGCAGACGGTGGTTATACAGGTAACGGCCTTAAACACACTCCAGCAGGGATTGTGCATAAAGGTGAGGTTGTTTGGTCGCAAGAAGATATCAAACGCTGGGGTGGTGTTAGTGTTGTTGAAAGCATGCGTCAAAGCAAACCAAGTGGTTATGCGAACGGCGGTTATGTTTCTAACAACAATACAGATGTTATAGCAACTCTACGGGAGACAAGACAGTTTGATGCGATTAATTCAAATCAGACGCAAAGTAGTTCGAGTGAAGTTCCAATCAATGTTTATGTAACAGTAAATCCGGATGGGTCAAGCAAAACTGATGCCCAAAATGACTCGAAGCAGCTTGGGCAAATGATCGGGAATGCAGTTAGATCAATCATCCGGCAAGAACAAAGACAGGGTGGATTATTGGCTAAATAGTGCCATAAATGGAAAATTATTAATTAATTGATTTTTCTATTTAAAGTGAGTTAAAAGTTAGTTCCCATTAACCAATAAGGAGGAAATATGGGAACTGATGTTAACCCAGTGGCATGGGAAAACGCTGAAATTACCGCTTACGCATTAATTAGGAACCCTAATAGTAAAAACTTACTGGATTATTATCTAGAGTTTGGTTCGTATTTAGATAAAAAACATGGTGAATTCTCTGTAAGAAGCGGAGAAAAACCGGTATTTAGGTTAGGAGATAGGTCTTTTATTCTAAATGATTTAAATCAACCGTATTTAGAATCTCTAACTAGAATTCTTTACGAACTTTTCTACAAACATCAATTCTAAATGTCTATAGAAACAAAACCCCGCTCTTGGCGGGGTTTTGTTTTATAGGGAGGAAATATGAAAGCAATTCAATTTAAAAAGACAGGCCAACACACTGGTAATTGTGAAGATGTTACAAGCCTTCTTGCTGGTTCAATAACATATAGTGGGCAATGTGGAGTTGCGGGTATTCAGGTAACTTATGAACGAGATGGGGAAACTTTCCCTATCCAATTCGATGATTGGCTTGTAGATATTGATGGCGCAATTTTTGTTTTGAGCGAAAAGCAATATCAAGTGCTTAAGTCAGTAGCTTATAAACATATAGGGCTAGGTGAGGCAATTAGTCGGCATGTCAATGAGTACTTAAATCAACAACAGCGTCAAGGTGGCTTGTTATCTAAGTAACCCCTCTTTTGAGTGGGGTTTTTAATGGGAGTACAACAGTGAAAAAGTATCTTATGACTTTTCTACTTGCTTTATTGATTACTGTAATTTTCTACGTAAGTGCAGTTTTAATTGATTTTAGTCTAATTGAATATGCAACTGGGTTCGTCTTTGGGTTGTCGTTCACACTTATTTTTCAAAAACAATCTAAGAGCTCTAAAGTTGCAGAATTACTAAACAGACATGTAAAAGAATGGGCAGTTCGTGAAAGTAGGCGGGCAGGTTTATTCGCTCCAGATCAAGATACGAAAGATCTAGAAAGTTGCAAAAAACGTTTTAAAGATAGACCAGTAATTATGAAAATTGATTGGCCAAAAAAATGAGCGACCTTAAATTCACATTTGAGTGTGACTTAGATGGAAATAGTAATACTCAGCGGTTTAATACGTTATCAAGCAAATTTGGTGACGGTTATGAGCAGAATACTTCAATTGGTATCAATAACCGATCTGGTGAGTGGTCATATCAAAGAACTGCATACAAAGCTGAAATCATGCAGATAAAAGCATTCTTTGATCAACACAAAGGTGCGGATTCTTTCCTTTGGGATTCACCACTAGACGGTGAAGTCAGAGTCAAAGCTGGTGAATATCAGCCTCGCCAAATTGGCGGTGACATTTGGCAAATCTCAACGACATTCACTCAAGTCTTTTACCCTTAACTTTAAATCTCTTCAAAGCCCCTTTTTAGGGGCTTTTTTATGCGAGTAAGAAAATGACAATTCAAACTGTTAATCTTGGTTCAGCTCCTAGTGGGGCAGGCGGTGATACATTCCGTTCAACTGGCGCAAAAATGAATGAAAACTTTACGAACAATACTCATGCTGCTAGTCGATATGTAGGAATGCAACCGGGTAATGTGATGGAAGTTGGAGCCTTTGGCCTAGGGAAAAATATGATCCAGCTCTCTATGCCAAATGATACAGACAACGTATTGGGTGGTGGTTTTTACTATTATGATGTTAATTCATCTGCACAATGTTCTTGGAAGGATGTGGGAACTAATTTTTTTGTTCTTCGTAGTAATTTTGCCAATAACCCCCTTGGTTTTGAGTTGGGGAATTTACCCTATAACAATGCTTACTAT